TCAACATTACGTCTAATAGCTTCAATATTACCACTACTAGTAATTACCTCATTCATCCTACCCATCTCACGACTAGGTTTACAATTTTTATTTATAGAGTCTTTTTCATCATCTGAAAAAATACTACCCATAAAAATCGCAGTAGGTGTGACTTGATAAGGTATAGATATATCATACCTATTAATACCCAAAGGGCTACCAACACTTAAACTATCACACCAAAAAGGTTCTACAATAACTGGTATGTTTTGAGATATTATCTGAGATAAACTATCTAAGTTGTTTGAACTTTTAAATTTAAAATTATTTTCAAATAAATCTTCACTATACCCCTGACTAACCATTTCATACGGTCTTGACGATATAAACCCAATATCACTTAAATCACAATCGTAGTGTAAAAGATGTTCACCAACTGGTACACCAAATAATATATAATCACCCGATTCATTTGTTGTTGTTGTATATTTATAATACTTTTCATAAATCTCTAATATAGTTTCATCATCTAATATTTCCCTCTTTTTAGGGAATGTACCAACAGGTGTATGATCTAAAGTTTGTTTATTTTTAGGTAATACATTATATCTTATACCATTAGAATTTTTTTCATCGGGAAAAGGTGATTGATAGGGGTATAATGAAGAAATAACTGGATTAGTTAAATCAACATCTTCTACAGGTACGAAAATAGATACTTTGACATTCGGAACACCAAATCCATTGTTAATTTCTACCCTTCCAGCAATTACCCCATATTCAGAACAATAATTCTGATACTCATCTATCTGAGATAATTTAAGGCTCAGTATCTCTAAATGATCGTAGTTTTGGTTAATATCTACGTTAACTTTTAAATAACCATTACCCTCACCAGGTGTTGTCCTAATTCTATAAGATTTAGACATTTATATTACCTTTATTTCTTTTTATTATTCTCATGGACTTTTATACCATCCAAAATTTCAATATCAACTAGTTCACTATCTTTATGGTAACCTTTGTTTTCACCAAATTGTTTTTGTCTTTTTCTCATTTCTCTATTATACTTAAATTTCGCGTATTTTGTGACGATTGATTTTAACATACCTTTTAATTTTTTAGTAATTTTAGATAATTTTTTAGGCGCAAAAAACGTAAAAAAGATTTGACCAATTAGAACTAAAATGATAAATGGTATAGCCAAAATCACAACTACAAAGGCTATTATTTTAAATAAAACATTACCACTAAAATCTCCATCAGAAAAAGATTTTGGTATTAAATCTACATCTGGCATATTTATACCATTAATAGGGTTATTTTCTTTTTTTTGTTTACATGTACTACATCCCATAATTTTAATTTTTATATAAAAATAATCTCTTTTTTTTTAAAGTAATTACTATGAGGTAGAAATAGTTACTTTTATATCTTTTGATGGATATTTTATTTCAAACATTGCGTTTGGTGTTCCAAATAAAGTGTACTTACCTAATAAGTCTATTTGTCTAGTATCTTCATCTATATATGGTTGAGCAATCTCATTTAGAGAATATTTACCATTTTCATTAACTTTATTATAAACCCTTAGATCTGTCACATTTAAAACCCCAGCAACATTATTAACATTTTCTATTAGTTGAGATAGATAGATGTTATCCCCCATATCCCACTTATTAATATCTAAATATGTTTTTATCGTATTGATGGTGTTATTAATTACCTCACCTTGTGGTATTGTGTTTTCTATAAATAAATCAACTTCAAAACCTAAATTAATTACTCTACCATTTTTAATAGTTACATAATCGTTTAACATTCTAAAGTCAGCCAAATATTCTGATATATTATTTTTTAAAGTACTAGTGGCTTCTGTAGTTAATTTACTTTCAGAATCTAAAGATAGTATAGAAATATTAATTTTGTTTCTTTCTTCCCAAACACCAGTTCTAAATGGTGTACCAAATTTACCCGACATTAAAGGTATCCTACTTTGGTAATCTTTTATTGTTACACATCTATTTTGAGCCGAAAAGTTATATCTAACTAAGTTTCGGATTTCATCCACTGAAGGTTCTTCTTTACCACCTAAAGCTGGTATAATATTATTAACACCAATACTACTTCTTATTATATTATTAGTATTTTGGTTATTACCTAATACGATTATATTACCAATACCTTTAGTTGTTAAAACATTTGGTCCAATGTTAGAGTCTTCTCCACCACCAACTCTATATTTTATATACATTGTTTGACTTGGTTTAGGTATCTCACCCAACGATTGATTATTAATCGTATTACCAATATCATCTATTTGACCTCTACAACCCACAAATTCATTGAGTTCTGTTATATCTGACTGACCACCACCAAAAATAACTTTACAAAATCCATTATCCGTATATTCTTTTATAAACCTTTTAGGACTATTCTTCCATTTACCAACAACTACACCTTCACGATCAGAAACTTTATTACTATCTTCTACATATATCTCAGCTTGTGCCAATGCTGGTACCTCATAAAAATTTAAATCGAAGTTATTGAACTCCTCTTCTGTGGGTGGGTTAATTAAATTAGTACCCTCTTTAAATATAATATTTTCTATAGATAATACATTATCATCAGGTAATACAATTTCTAAAAATGGTTTAAAATCTTCCTGAGACATAGTTCTTTTATATATTTTAGTAAAACCATTTAATACTATCTCACTTTTTATAAGTGTATAACTTTGTATAATTCCATCACCATCTATTTGTGGTATAATTTTTCTGTTAGGAATACCTCCAGTAGTGAATGGGGAAGCGAAATCACAATCTTCTAATAATTCAAATACCTTTCCACCACCAGTGGCTTGTGTACCCTTTACTAATCTAGGGGCGTATTCAATATCAAAAGTATCACCGTTAACGGGAATATTATTAGCTGTCCATTCAACTACCGTTATACTAGGTCGTTTACCTGGTACGTTTAACCCAAAAGTCCTAGCTAATTCTAAAAGTGATGACTTTTCTTGTGCGTAGTTAATTTGGGTTTCATTAAACATTCTATCAGTATGAAATGATAACATATCACCCACCGCAGCGTTTAATTCTAATAACATCATACCCACAGAAGCATCGTTAAAATCTGAAAAAGTTTCAGGGTAATATTGTTTTATAAAACTTATTAGCTGTTGTCTTACTTCTGCAAAATTCCTAGCGTTATAATCGATCTTCTTTGTTGCCATATATTAAAATGTTAATGTAACTGTATCTGTACTATTAAAAGTTCCATCTGTTACTGTGTAAGTTAACTCTACTATTATTAATTCTTCAATGTTGTTATTTTTAAATGTTATGTCATTTATTATAAGGTTGGGTATGTACCTCTTAATGTTTTCATTTAAATTATCTTTTATCTGTTCATGAGTAATACTATCATTAGGTTCAAAAATATACTTTTTTAAATCACTACCAAAATCAGGTAGATATAACCTTTCACCTTTATTAGTTAATAATAAATGTAATAAGTCAGACCTAATAGCGTCTGTATTAGTACTATTTAGTTTAAAATAAAACCCTTTGTCGCTATCTTTGAAGGGGAAATCAATATTTATATATCTTTGTTTTGCCATTTGTATATATAAATATTCTACTATTTATTTTTTGTAAGGAAAGTGTAATAATAAAAAATCTATTGAAAAGTTTGGCAGTTCAATAAAAGATCCCTATATTCGTAGTATAATAAATAAATAAATAAATAATATGAAAAATATAATTTTAATAATCGTAATTTTAGTAGGAACTTTGATAAGTTCAAATGTAATGTGTCAAGTAATTAAAGTAAATGTAAGTGAAACTCAGAAATTTTATAGGTATGGGGAATTTAAAAACCCTATAGACGTAATAAATACACCTGATGTTGACTATGGGTTGGAGATAATAGATTGTGACTACATATTTGACTTACAAGGAAAAACCAGTACATTTTTTAGTAGATCTAATAATGGTTGGACAACGGTTGTCCCAATTGTAAACGTTGAAAAGGTAAGTGGTGGTTATATTCTAACTACTTCAGATTATGGTACTCATGACCCAACGTTATCATATATGGTTAAAATTTATATTAATACAGAAGATAAAACTTTACTTTATACCTATTATGACTCTTATACGAATCGTACTGTATGTTCAAAAATCAACAATATTATTATCGATATTGTTGATTTAGAATTATAAAATTTATTTAGGTTCTTGAGTGGGACTATCGTATGTAATCTTCGTTGATTGAGCGGCTTGTGGTAGTATGGTACTTCCCAAATTTCCGTTAACACTAGTCGCTTTTATATCATTACCATCTGGAGATAAAGTTACATCTGACGATTGAAGTATGTCACCAGCACCAACTAATTGAATATAATACCCTTTAAATGTACCTTCTAATACATCATTTTTGGTTTTTAAAGGTAAATTATTACCCAATGTTGCAACAATAGACTTTTCAGTAGCTAAATTATTCATATTTGTTATAACTATATTTCCTTTATATGTGTTGAGCCAACCTGTTTCTTTACTAGACTCAGTTAACACCTTTTTTACGATTCTTTTAACATCTGATTCAGTTAAATTAATCACTTTTCCGTTCTTCTTAATTCTCATTTTAATATTTTTTTAAATAATCTTATTTATTAATAAATATATATATAAATAAAAAAAGTCAATTATTAATATTTTTATTTTATTTCTGTACTACCAAATTGGTGTTTTGGTGTGTAGGGACAATGTAAACAACCATTACCACAACAACTACCTCTTCTATGGTGATAAGATTCTGTCATAACCATATTACCATCATCACCATAGTAAAAATCTGTAGGAAGGAGTTTAGGTTTAATAAACTCCTTCACATACAAATCAAATATCCAATCTTTTGACGTGTTATTCATTTTAGTTAATTTCACAAGCTCCACCTGCACAAGCTAACTCACCACTTAAATCAGTTTCGTCAGTTTCTTCTACAATTAGAGACAAATCAATGTTATTTAAATGTTTTAACATTTCATTATAGGTATCTTCAGTGATGTCCTCAAAAGGGGCTTGTGTATATGTACCACCATTATAAGGTAATACAGACAAACCATTATAATGTTCTTTGTTTGTCCACATCCATTCACCAGCTAACCCCCAATCTTCTTCTTTAAGTGATATAGTAGCAGAAACATTGTGAGTGTTAGAACCATTTCTGTGTCCACTTTTTACCCATTCTGTTGCCACTTTCTTAACCCTTTCTAAAAGGTCGAAAGGTGATTCAGTTCTTAATATAGAACCCTTTGGTGCTTTTTGTGGTATGGTAATAATTGCAGTATCATGTGATCGGAAGAAATCATCTTCTAACAATTCTGGATGATTAACAATTAAATATTTATATATTGATTCGTTTTTACCTACTCTAATTCTTCTAATATAATAATCATTGTGCCAAGCATGTATTCCTGATGATGTACCTAAAGTTAGAGATGTTGTCCCAGCAGGTTTCACTGTAGTACACCTAGCAGATTTATTAATACCAATAAGTTTAGCAACTTTACTATTTTCTCTTTTTACAATATCTGCAGATTTTTCTAAGTCATAACCTAACACAACTCCACTACCTATTCCTGTCATAGAAACACCTATTAGAGCGTCTTTCTCTGTGGTTTCTTGCCATATCTCCCTAAGATAATGAAAGTCCGTATAACCCGCTTGTAACGTTCCTATGAATGCTGCAGCTTTAACTCTTTCGTTTAGGTCTTCTTGTGATTCTATATTTGAAACGTTAACTTCACATAGATTACAGAATTGGAATGGTCTTAAGGCAATCTCACAACAAGGATTAGTTCCCCATTCTTTATCATTAGATAAATAAATTCCTGGTTCACCAGCACCAGACAATTCAATTCTTTTCCACAACTCCATAAAAAATTGTTTAGTAATTTTATGCCTAATGAGAACTGCTGAATTATTTGATCTACCTCTTTGTGGATTAGTTTCCCACCAGTTACCTGATTTACAAGAAATCATTTCATCATCATCTGCACTAAATAATGAAATTAAAGCTGCCCTACGAATACCACCAGCTAACACTGCATCTGCAATATGACACACAATGTCATGTGTTTCAAGTGTAGTTAATTTTTCACCATCAGATTTATTTTCTAAAATACCTGTTATCTTAACAATACATTCTTTTAGTGGTTGAGGTCCTGGTGCTTTACCACCAGAAGTGACTAATCTAGCACCCTTTGCTCTAATATCGGAAAAATCAAATTCTATAGTAGAACTTCTTTTATCACCAATATATGACTTCATTAATACTTTAATAGAATCTGC